GCCAGCATTTAACTTATATGTAAGATACTGCGTTTTATTTGTTTTAGATGTCTTTTCGCGTTTTTCAGGAGTAGCATAGTCAAAAGATAACTCCCCGGTACGATCATCAGCAGATGCCTGCAAAATCTCGTTCTTGTAATAAGACCCGTAATACCCGCGTGATTCTCTATATACTGCTTCTATTTCCCTGGGCTCTGCAGATGGATCGATGATCCCCCCTCTATTTTTTTCGCACTTCCGGCTGCGTTTAAAGCAGCTCCGCGACCGCCAAAAAATTGTAAGTCTACTTTCATTTTGTCCTCCCTCTTTTTAGTTGACATCTGCTCGTCTACTTTACGAGATTATCTTCTTCGTCTGTTCGCCCGGTTGGCTTTTCTTGCATTACGCGATCCTTGCACAAACGTTTTGTCACTTGCATACGCTCTGTCTAAAAACGTATCCATTTCTTTTCGGTATGCTGCATGTTTTTTTTCATCTGCCCTCTTCATTGCTGCGGTTACTGGTGCCGTTTTTGCCCCATTGGATTCTACCCGGCGTTTGAACTCTGCTGGTGTCATGTTTTGTGGAGTTGGCTCAGCCATTCCTCCCATCCCCGCCGAATAATAATTCTGATTTCCGTGTTTCTCGAAATAATACCGTGTCGTTTCTCCGTTATACGTAACATCCAGCCCAACGCCGCCGATTTTTCCCAAACCGCTGCTTCCTCCACGTCCTCCGAAAAACTGTAAATTTATCACCATGCCGCCACCTCCGCAACGTTAAATTTATCGCTAAACGGCTTTATCCTGATTATATCACCTTTGCAATCGTCTGGTACAGATCCATAAAAGATAATCTTATCAGGACATAGCCGCTTCATCATTTCATCATAGCCTGCGGCCGGGAGGACTTTGAATGTTCTCTCGGCCTATATCTTTATTCCAAGATCTTAACCTTATGGACAATCCCGTTTATTCCCATCGCCGCAAACTGCTGCTGGATGACCTCCGCCTGCGCGCGTGTCCAGACGTCTGCCACAGATACGGTATAAATCACTCCCGGCTCTTCCGCAGGCTGCGACCATGCCGCAGGATCATCATATGCCATGTCAAGGTCTACATCTCCCTTGATGCCTGGAACATCTCCACAGCTCGTGTACTGCCATCCAGATATATCGCTGCCAACATCGGGCTTGTATTCCTGATCCGGCTCGTCATCAAACTGCATCGTGCGATAACCTTTGTAGTATCGAGCCACCCACAGCCGTGTCCCAGCAAACGCGTCAAAGTCAAGCCAGCGCTCCTTATAAACATACAGCCCGATATATAGCCCAAATCCGTAACCTGCCGTTGTGATGACTTCCTGTGCCGCTCTGATGCACTTTGTCAGTTTTTTAATGCCCAACGGATGCAACACATCTTTGTCCTCTACATCCCACCAGACCATTGTTCCGGTCAGCCCGTGAGACTGTAATAATTCTACGACCTGCTGAGCTTCTCCACGCGCCGTTTCCGGCGTGGCTGCGTAGGTATATTTATAAACTGACATCGGAATGCCATGTTTCCGGCATCCATCCAGATTTGCAGCAAACTGATGATCTTCTTTGCCTGATCGGCGCACACTGCGCAAGATTGCGAATGCAACTTTTGACGCTGCAACCTGTTCCCAGTCTATCACGCCTTGATTATCCGAAACGTCAATTCCTTTCCACATTTGCATTACCTCACAACAAAATTCTCCCACTTCTTGTATGCATCCACATACGTTTCCTGCTTGTCCCCATTATGCGTGATTTCGTAATACATACCGTCAGAAACAGTTGTGCTCAGCAGTGCCTTGTGGTTCTGAAGCGTCTTGCAGTACCAAACCACGAATACGTCATCCCCTGTAATCTGCTTCTGGTCAGTTTTGTCCGCGTGGCTGTTGAAATAATCCACTACAACCTGTTTACTTTTTTCTAAAAACTCTTTGCTTCCCATACTCTTAGTCCTCCGTATAATCTTCGATCACATCAATCCCATACTCAATGGCACAGGTATTTTCAATGCGGCAGCCTCTTGCGTTTTCCCATCCTTTTGCAAAATACGCAATGTCCGCAGTCGAAAGCAATTCCAAAGATTTTCCCAAAAACCACAAAGGTCTCGCATCCGCAGGCGCGCTCTGGAAAAACGAATCAATAACCTCTATTTCTTCGTCTTCTACAAAATTTCTCTTTGCGCTGGCGATTGCCTTTTCCCTCTCTTTTAAAATTTCCTCATCTGTTTTGCCTTTCATCGGCTGTGAAATAAAAAGTTTTTTCATGCTCTGCTCTCCTTATTATTTTTATAGGGCGACCGAAGCCGCCCAAGAATCACGCTTAACCCCGCGCCGGGAGATAATCGGATCACCTTATCCTTCCTGTACTTCTTTCCATACACTATCTGTTCCTACAGCTCCAGGCTCCCATACATTGTTATCGACAAGCGATTCCCAGACCTTACTATTGTGTTTTACCTTATCGCCTTTTTTATATCCGTTTGTGCTTCCCGGCTGCTCCCAGTCCGGCGTTACGCTTGGGTCTGGGATAAGAACTTTTGCGAACAGGGACGGTGCCGCTTCCGGAGTCCACTGATTCTGTTTATCGTGGTCAGACAGGACATTGTACAGCACTTTATTATAAGTGCAACGCTTCCCTTTTGTCAGATGTGTTCCGTCCTTCAGTGCTTCCCATTCAGGGTACAGCGACGGCACGAGCAAAGCCTGTGCATCCGTGTTATCCACAGCGCTGAATTTAGCCTGCTCTAGCATTGCCAGGAGATTTTCTTTCGCTTTTTCCGTAAACATATCATTCGCCCTCCAAGATTCCGTTAACTTCGTTGATGCCGGACGTGATGCTGGACACATCGTTTTCCAGTTTTGCGACTTTATCAGTCAGTCCCTCCGGCAGCCCTGCTTCTTCAGCTTTTTCCATATGCACCGTACATACAGCCACATGGGATTCCACAAACCCGCTTTCTGTGGTTGCGTCCTCCTGCTCGTAATTGATGGATGCTATCACGTCAGGCGTATATTCCAGCCCGGCGAATTTTTTAAATCCAGCGTACCCGCACATCAAGTCGGTTCCTACATAGTACCGCATCACAGCCGTGTTTTCAGGGTCAGAAAACGTGCCGATGATGCTTTTCACATCGCTGCTTTTTATAGAGATTTGCAAGGATTTCCCGCTTTGGGTAATTCCATCGATCTCCAATTCTTTGCCAGATTTAAATACGATTTTTCTCATATTCTTACCTCTTTTCTGTTAGTATTTTAGGTTTTTTCTACATATCCCCGTAAAAATACACTGTGCCGGTTAATCCTACCCCTCGGTTCTCAACAGAGTTTGCTGGTCCGTTTTGAGACTTATTGCCTGCACATCCGGTAATTGTAATAGTCCCAGTTGACGCATCATATCCCAAGGCAGGTGAACAAGTGGCAACAGGATCATAAGCTGCCCTACCTCCATAGTCGCTATCTCTATGTGAGCTTGATGTTGTGGCATTTGTAACTACAAAAGCAAAGTCCTCTGCAGTCAATTTTTCATAGCCGGATATATGGGCAACAGAAAACGATCCATTTCCAACCCCTGATTTAATAACATGCCGATCTGTCTTACCCAATTTTTTTGTTACTGTATCAGCACCAGTGGAGTATGTGATATAAACCCCGTCCTCTCTAGCGTCCATGCCTTTGATCGCACCATTGTCGTTGAGTGAATCAATATTGGTCTTTGCATTCGCAAATCCGTTCGAGATTCGCTGTTCAAGGTCGTTCATATTTTTGGTGTTAAACGCATCGCCCTCCTGCAAAACCTGCCCCTCGCTACGGGATACGTCATATGTTACAGTTTCTCCGTTTGCAACATTTCTCAGCAGCCGCCGTCCTGCAAATTCCACAAGACGGGCTTTCCACTCTTTTGGCGTAAACCATGTCTCTGCCATTATAAAATCCCTATTCCTTCCCCGGCGTAGATTTCATCGCCGCAATAATAATAACTGTCCATGACGCGGTCATATACATATTTGACATCGTGTAAAATCCGCTCTATGGCATTCCATTTTTGATAAGTAACCAGCGGCGTATCTGGCGTAACTGGGGTATCTTTCAAGGTACTCCATGCGTCCCGGATGCGTTGTACATTATCACGGATTCTTTTAAAATCACTTACTCGTGGGATTTGATTCTTTTCCCACGTTTTCGTTGTTACAGTTATCGCTAAAATTCCAGCGATTTCCCGGATATTCCCTTCAATCCTGTTCAGGTCTGAAGCATTCAGCGCGCCTTTCATTCCTGCAGCCCATTCTTTTTTCTCCGTTTCCGTGATTGTCCCCGCAGCATATTTTTGCGTAAGCAGTTTTGCCCGCTCCACATCCTCCTGTGTACGGTCATATATCCATTCCATCAGAAAATCCCTACCTCCTCGTCCGCATACAGCTCTCCGGAGTAATACTCTTCCGTCGTCAGCTTGTAGTACCCACGATATTTTGCTGTCCCGATAAATCCCCCCACAAGGTCAATGCTGATGGATTCGATACACGCAACAAAATTGCCGTGAGCCTGCAACGTATTTTCAACTTCCGCCCAGTCCCCCGCTTTTTCTTCCGCCGCCAAATGCCGCGTTTGAATGATCTGTTGGAGCTGGTAATAATCAAGAATGTTATCGGCTACTCTCTGCGCACTTTCATAATTCAGCAGCGTCCCGGTAAATGTTTTAGTGCTCCGCACCTCTCCGGATTTGATATACTCAATGCTGGAGAGAACCGCCAATTCCTCGCCAACATACTTTCGAC